CGCTGACATCCAGGCGCAGCTAGACTACGCAGGCCGGTGGTTCCCCTCTGACCTCCTTCCGGGTCAGGGGCTGTACACTGACGCCTACCTGTACCTAACGGCGCACTTCCTTGCGCTGCGGATGCAGGAGTCGGCTGTGGGGGCGTTTGGTCAGGCCGTTGGCATCCAAACCAGCAAGTCCGTTGGCAACGTGTCGGAGTCCTTCGAGTTGCCGGATTTCATCAAGCGCAACCCGCTTCTTTCCGCTTTCTGCCAGACCCGGTACGGCTACCGTTACGTCCAGATGATCGCGCCTTACCTCATCGGGAATGTCTCGCTACAGGAGGGCCTGACAACCCCGTGAAGCAACTCCTCGACCTGGCGGACAGGGTGATGTCGATGCGGAAGCAGGCGCTTTCGCTCACCGCCAACCGTGCGCAGGTCGGGCTATTTGACGGCGGTGGTGTGCGGCCTGACGGGCTTACGAACGTGGCGGTGGGACGGAAGCATGAGTTCGGCGAGCTGTCGTCTCGCGGTAAACCTCTTCCCACCCGCTCGTTCTTGCGGGAGCCTTTTGAGGAGCACGCCGATCAGATGGACCTCGATGCGTTGCGTCCGGTTGTCGTGGATTGCCTTGACGGCGCCCCGGCTGACGCCGTATTGAATACTTTTGGGTACGCTGGCGCAGCACTGGTTGACGCTGCGTTTGCAACTGAGGGCTTCGGGGCTTGGCCTAGCCTTGCACCCGAAACAGTTGAAGCCAAGGGCAACGCCGACATCCTCCAGGACAGCGGCCAGCTCCGCGCCGCAATCACCTACCGACTGGAGAAATGAACCTGACCGACCCTTACAGCTATGCCGGGTTGCCCAACGTCTCTGCGGCGGTGTCTGGGTACTCGCGCCCGATAACGGTTTCCCGCCTCGCCAAACGAATGCAGGACGGTGAGTTGATCGAGGAGGAGACCGTTGTTGAGGGCATGGGTACGCTCCAACCGTTCACCCCGCAGCAGCTTCAGATCAAACCCGAGGGCCAACGCACTTGGGACTGGATGGGCCTCCACTGCGTTGCGAACCAGTATTCCAATCTTGACTTCGCCATTGATGACATCCTGACGGTGTTCGGTAAACGCTATCGGGTCATGTCGAAGCGGGATTTCACTTTGTACGGGTACATTCAGTACGAACTTGTGGAGGGCTTCACAAGTGACTGACGTGCTCAAAATCCTCCGGGCGCTACTCGTCTCCGAGATGGACCTGCCTGACGAGCGTTGCATGATCCACAACACGAAATGGACGCTGCCAACCGGGGACGGCCTGTTCGTGCTTTTGTCCTTCGTTTCCGCGAAGGCTATCAGCACCGGCAAATGGCATGAGGATTCCGTCGACGGCCTGCTTGAGGTGCAGGAGACCGCATACCGTGACACGATCAACGTGGACGTGTTCAGCCGGTCCACTGACGCCCGCGACCGCCGGCACGAGGTTCTTTGGGCGTTCAACGGTGACGAGGCTGCCCGTACCTGCGAGCGGTTCTCCCTGAAAATCTCCGATCTCCCCACAGAGTTCACCGACTTGTCCGACGTCGAGGCAAGCGGAAGGCTGTACCGTTACCAATTGACTTTCCGGGTACTGAAAGTACTTCGGAGGGAGAAACTGGTGCCCTATTATTCCGACTTCGACGGGCCTGATCTTCTAATCGAACCGTAACACAACATGGCTACCTTAGACATCAACAACGTCGTCACGATCACGGTGACGAATCCCCCCGCCGGGTTGGCTGGCTACCAGGTCAACAACCTTTTGTACTGCACGAAAGAAACCCCGATTGCGTCCATCACGGATTACGCGGTTTACCGCAGCCCCACGGCTGTGGCTACCGATTGGGGCTCGGCTTCTGAAACCTACGAGGCTGCGGCGCGTATCTTCGCGCAGTCCCCGAACATCCTGACCGGCGGCGGCTCGCTCATCATCCGCCCAATGGCCGGCGGAGATACCCTGACCGCTGCCATCACCACCATGATGGGTTTGGCGTTCTTCGGTGGCGTGTGTTACGGCGGTTACGCCCCGAACGATGCCGAGATCATCGCTGCGGCCACCACGGCGCAGGCCAACCGCAAGCTGCTCTTCGTCTCGCAGCACGCCGCGACCGTCTTGGACACCGGCAACCTCTACCGCACGCTGCACACCGCCGCGCAGCCCTACTGCCGGAAGCTGCTATATACCACGTCCGCCACCGAGGCCCGCAAGATGGCTTGCGCATACGCCTCGCGGCTCCTGTCGGTCAACTTCGCTGGGTCCAACACCGTTGCGTCGGTGCACCTCAAGGAGCTGTCCGGGGTGACGATTGATGACGGCATCACCCAGACGATCTTGACCGGTTGCGCCACCTACGGCGCTGACGTGTACGTTGACATCGGCGGCCTTCCGAAGGTCTTCTGTTCAAACGGCGGCGGGCTGGACCTGTTTGCCGATCAGGCTTATTGCCGGATGTGGCTTGCGAACGCCCTTTCGGTTGCCGGCTTCAACGCCCTCGCCACGACCAACACCAAGGTGCCGCAGACCGAAGCGGGCGTTGACATCCTGAAAGGCGCCTACCTCAACGTACTGGAGCAGGCTGTGGCCAACGGCTACCTCGCCCCCGGCACCTGGAACGGCGCCGACCGCTTCGGCGATCCGGAGGACTTCCTCCGCACCATCGCCAGTTACGGGTACTACGTCTATTCCCAGCCCGTCTCCCAGCAATCGCAGGTTGACCGCGAGGCCCGTAAGGCTCCGCTCATTCAGATCGCCGGCAAGGAAGCCGGCGCCATCCACAGCACTGACGTGCTCGTTTTCGTCGAAGCCTAAACCCTAATCCATCATGGCTAACCACGTTGTTTCTCTCGTCGATAAGGATACGGTCAAGATCAACGGCCGCGTCCTCTTCGACCTCGCGGATGGCGACAATGCTTCGCTGTCCTTCCCCAATGAGCTGATGTCGGTCAAGACCGGCAAAAACGGCAACAGCCTCTACGCGTTCAACGAGACCGGGCGGCAGTGCGATCTCACCATCCGCTGCGTGCGCGGTGGCGTGAACGACAAGTACCTCGACAGCGTGATGCGGTCTATGATCAAAGACCCTCCCTCGTTCGTCCTGATGAACGCGCAGATCACCAAGCGTATCGGCGATGGCCGCGGCGTGGTTGGATCAGATACCTACGTCCTCGATGGCGGTGTCATCGTCAAGCAGGTCGAGACCAAGGTGAACGTCGAGGGCGACACGGAGCAATCCCTGTCGGTCTACACGCTGAAGTTCACCAACAGCGAACGCCGGATCAACTAAGCCTCAACCCCATGAGCAACAAAGTTGTCAACCTGCCTAGCGGGGCCAAACTGGAAGTCCAGATGGCCCCTTTTTCCGTTGGCGTGAAGCTGCACAAGGTCATCGCGTCAGAGCTGAAGTCGGTGGATGCCGCCGGCCTAGATTTCTCTGATGGGGTGCCGCTTGACACGATCAAGAGCGCCGTTTTCCAGTTGTTGGCGTCGGACGCCGTGGAGGCGGCGGTCTTCGATTGCTTCAAGTATTCGCTTTACGATGACCTGAAGATCGACCGCTCCACCTTCGAGCCTGAAGAAGCACGCGGCGACTACCTGGTTGCGGCGTGGGAGGTGGTGTCCTTCAACGTAGGCCCTTTTTTCAAGAGCCTAGGCTCCGTGTTGTTGAGCCTAAACGGTCCGATTACCGGGCTCCGGAAGTAGCAGGAGAGTTGCCCCTGGAGCTGCTGATCCCTGTCCGGCTTGCGAAAGACGGTTTTGGCAGCCTCCAGAGCATACTAGAAACGCCAACCGATGTCGTGCTTGCGGCCTTGGAGTATTCGTCTTTTCTTGCGGAGTACAAACAAACGCTTGAGGAATTGAACCGGAATGGCTGACGCGCTTTCATCACTTTTTGTCGAGTTGGGGTTTAAGGTCTCCGGAGCCGGCGACCTCAAATCCGTTGCGCACTCGCTCAAGCTGATCTCAGCACGGATCAAGGAGACGACCAGCGCGACAGGTAAGCTGGTGTCGGCATTCAAGCACGTTGCTGTTGCCGCGAAGGAGGCGGCTTCCGCAATCGAGTCGGTGCCGGCGTTCAAGGCGGTTGTGCCGGCAGCGGTATCGAAGCCCGCCGTCGAGTCCGCAGCAACCCAGCCGGCGCCTGCCGTACCGCCAAGGGCCACGCCGGTTGTGCCGACGGAACCAAAGGAGGCGTTCAAGGCGGTAGTCCCTGCGGCTGTATCGAAGCCCGCCGTCGAGGTCGCCGCAACCGCTCCAGCGCCTGCCGTACCGCCAAGGGCCACGCCGGTTGTGCCGACGGAAGCGCAGTTGCCTCGCTCCGTTTCCGAAGAGCGCAAGCAGGCGAAAGCCGAGCAGGACCTCCGCCGCAAGGCGCGGGAGGAGGAGCGGGCTGAGCGTACGCGGGCGAAGGCTGCGGCGGCAGAAAAGGCCAAGGAAGAGGCCAAGAGCGCGGTCCAGTCCACCAATTGGCTCAAGACCCTCAAGGTGGCCCGCAACGTGGTCAGCAGCCCTTCCAGCGGCCTTATCTCCGCCTTTGTCTCCCTCAGGACGAAGGCTGCCGGTATTGCGGTTGCTGCTGCGGCAATTGTCTCGGCTATCGCGAAGGCGACGATTGGCGCCGCCGAGCTTGGCCGTGAACTAGGCAACATCCGGCTCGCGACGGACATCAACACCGACAGCCTTCAGAACATCGGATTCGCTGCCGGGCAGGCCGGTGTGTCGGCTGGCGGGCTTGCGGATGCCCTGGCGCAGGTCCAGAGCACTATGGCTCAGATCGATTTCGGTGAGGGCCTTCCCAAGTCTTGGGGGTATCTACAAATCGCCCCTCAAATGGGTGCCCTCAACGCACTTGAACGTGTTCGCCAGAAGATACACGAAGAGGACCGCAAGGGTAATCTCGCCATGATAAACCGGACCCGCGAGATGGTTCGGCAAGCGGGTTTTTCCACTGAGATCTACAACTTCCTCCGTCGTACCAACGTCGAGCTGAAAGACCTTCGTGGGCCGTCCGTCATGACGGAGGAAGAGCTGTCCGCCGGCTTCGAGCTAGCCTCTGCATGGTCCCGTATGACACAAAGCTGGGGGCTGCTGTGGGATAAGTTCGGTGCCACTGTCGCCCCTGTGATCTCCACGCTGCTTGACGACATCTCGACCCTCCTTGGTTTCATCATCAAAGGGTTCGACCTGATTTCCAAGCTCGGAAAGGCCGAGCCTGCTGCGGTCAAGGATGCGCGACTGAAAGGCGTTTCCGGAATGCTCCTTGGCGGAAATACCGCCGCGCTGCGCGTGGCCGCTGGTGCGGTAGATTGGGCGTTCGGCACGTCGCCGCAAAAGGCAGTCTCTTCGACGGTGAACAACAACATCGCGCCATCCGTGACGATCAACGCCAAGACCGACAACCCGATGGAGTTGGCTAGGATCGTGAACGGCGTGGTGGTCAACGGCTACGACGAGGCATTCCGGCAGGCCAACCAAGCCGCAACCGGCAACCCTAACAACCGCCCATGAAAGACGCGATCCAACCTAGGTCGGTGTTCGACGCCAAGACGCAGGAGCAGAAGGTTGCGCTCATCACGTCACCGAGTCTCCCTGACGGGATTGGCGGTTTCGTCCTTGACATCGCCGAGGATCACACCGTCGAGCTGGATTCGGACATCACCGACCATTACACGGAGCGCAACTCCACGATTCACGACCATATGGCCATCCGCCCCGAGGTCATCACGGTGCGGGGGTTCGTTGGGGAGCTGGTTGCATTGAAGCGCACCGCTGAGTCGGTTGCGGCACAGTCCCGCGAAGCGTTGCCTGACGCGCCAGGGCTTTCCCCAGAGCTGTCCCCCGGTGAGCAGGAGGCGTTTGAGGCATCCGACATTCCGGTTCAGCCCACGCTAACGCCGTTCTCCGAGTTCGAGGCTTCCACCAAGGCGACCCGCAGTGCCCTTCCGGGCGCACGCTATGGTTTCCTCCAGCCCGAAGGCACAGGCCGGCGGCAGGCGGACGCGTTCAGCTATTGCTATTCGCTGTGGCGCGGCAGGCAGTTCGTGACCGTGGAAACCCCTTGGGGAGTGTTCCCGACGACGCTGGTGCAGTCGATCCGCGTGAACCAAGCCGGGGACACCCGTTACCGCAGCGAGTTCACCGTGACATTCAAGGCGATCCGCTTCGCTTCCGACATCGTTGTTCTTCCGGCGCAGGACGGCAGGGCGAAGGAGCAATCCGCCGAGACAACTCCAGTGGGGCGGGCTGGGCAATCGCCGGCAGACGTGCAAACGGTAATGGCTCAAGGGCAGCCTCCAGCGCGCAGCCCTCTGTTCTAACCTGTATGGACCTCCTAACCGGTTTCACTTCTGACCCGAGGCAGCGCCTCACCTTTAGCACCGCCGACGGCGACCCGGTGACGTTCACCTTCGTGTTCAGCCGGCAGCAGAAAGGGTGGTTCTACGATGTCGAGTTCGGCGAGTTCTCTGCCAATGGGATGCGCCTTGCCCTGCACCGCAACGCTCTTACCGCCCACCGGCACTTGATACCCTTCGGCTTGACGGTGCTCTCAAACCAGAAGTTCGAGCCGCAAACCATCGACGCGCTGTCCAATGGGAGCGTGAGCCTGTACCTGCTCAACGCCGACGACCTCGACGAAGTGCAGGCCATCATCGACGGCGTATGAACCGGAAGTTCGGCAGATCGTTTGTCCTTCAGGTCGATTCCCTCGAAAGCGGTGGCGATACACCGCGGACTTTGGAGATCACCGACCCGTTCACTGTGGAGTTCACGGTGCGGAGGGCGATGCTGTCGCAGGCGCAGACGGCGACGATACGGCTGTACAACCTCAACCCGACAACCCGTGACAAGCTCTTCAAGGACCAGAACACGGTCCCGGTTGCGGCGAACGGCGACACGATCATCCTGAAGGTGAAGCTGTGGGCTGGGTATGGCAGTTTCCGTCCGCTGATCTTCAACGGGATGTTGCGGTACTGCTATTCGGAGCGCGAGGGGTCAAACTACGTCACGACCATCGAGGCCAACGACAGCCTGACGACCGCCGACAGCTTCTCGAACGTCACGTTCTCGACGCCGGTGAAGTTCGAGGACTTGGTGAAGACCTTGGCGAAAGACCTGAAGGGCGTTACCGGGGCGCCCATTGTCGGCGAGTTCCCGACAGCGACAGAGACCTCCCGTGGCATCGTTTTGACCGGCAACACCTGGGGCCTGATCAACACCTATACCCACGGGCGGGCGACCATCGACAACGGCCAGCTCAAGGTGCTCTTCGACGGGCAGGCCATCGTCGGCGGCATCCCGGTCCTTACGTCCGATTCTGGGCTGCTCGGCACGCCCCGTCGCGGCAACGCCCGTATCGAGGTAAAGATGCTCTTCGAGCCACGCTTCACCCTTGGCCAGCAAGTGCTCTTGCAGAGCGACAGCTGGAAGACGGTGAACCGTGTCTACCAGGTCGCCGGTTTCACCCATCGCGGGACCATCTCAGCTGCGGTTTCCGGCGAGTGCTTCACGGATTTGATCCTTTACGGCCCGTCGCAATTCAAGATCGTCCGCGGGGAGGCGGTGATGCAATGAGCAGCGAAAACATCAGGGGGTTGCCGGCGGACTATGACCTGACGGCGCTTCTGCGCCACTGGCAGGCGGACACGATGTTCTCAACGTACTGCCATCTGCCGGGGCGAATCGAAAAATTCTACCCGGCTGACCAGACGGCTGACGTGTCGGTGTCAATACAAAAACAGTTTGACGGTCGCCCGGTTCAGCTCCCGATCCTACCGAAGTGCCCCGTCATGGTGCTGACCGGCGGGGCGACGGGGAACATCACGATGCCAGTTGCGGTTGGCGATTCCTGCCTCATCTGCGTCGCCGACCGTGACATCGACGTGTGGTGGAAGACCGGCATATCTGCGCCCCCGAACACCCGCAGGTCGCACGACCTGTCCGACTCCTTCGTGATTGTCGGCTTCCGTCACAGCGGCAACGCCGTCGCAAGTTACTCGTCCACGAACGTGGAGATCAACAACTTGGGCAGCAAGGTGTCTGTCGGTGCGGCCATCAACGCGAAGTCGGTCAACGGCGCTGAGCTGAACCTTGCAACGAAGGCGAAGCTCGCCAACAACGCAACCAGTCTGAAGACGCTACTGGATTCGTTTATCGACATCGTGTACGGCCAAGTTGACACGAACGGGGACTCCCTCAATTCTGGCACCAAGGCGTCCTTGACCGCACTCAAGGCGCAAGTCGCAACCCTTCTCGAATGATCTTCCGAGCACTAGACAGCGATGGCGATTTCACGTTTGGCCGTGGCCGGCAGAACTACCTCCGCCGGGTCGAGGCCATCCGTGCGGACATCCGCACCGCCCTGCTGCTGTTCCTCCGTGATGCGTTCTGGGACATGGACAGCGGCATCGACTGGTGGAATCTCTGCGGTGGGCGTCAGCCGCGTGCTCAGGCCGATCTCCTTTCTCAGACGCGCCGGACGATCCTGAGCCGGGAAGGTGTCACCCAGATCAACTTCTTCGACGTGGTTTATACTCCGGGATCGCGGAATCTGTCTATCCAGTACAGCGTATCCACGGTCTACTCCGGGATACTGGAGGACATCATCGACGGAGACCCGTTCGCGTTCTCCGATTCGTCCGGAAACTTCCTCGTAGACGAGAACAGCAATTACCTAGTCCCCAACGATGCCTGACCTACTTGACTCCACTGGGCTTACGACAAAGACCCGCACCGAGCTGGTGGCGGAGCTTGAAGCTGGTTTCCGTAGCATCTACGGGGCCGACATCAACCTCGACGCGAACAGCCCTGACGCCCAGCTCATCCAGATTTTCGCGCAGGCTGGCGTGGACCTCCGCGAGCTGCTCACGTCGATCTACAACAGCTTTGACCCTGACGCTGCGGTTGGCCGCGTCCTAGACAAGCGGGCGGCGATCAACGGTATCTACCGCAACGCCGGCACGTACACAAGTCTGCCGGTCAACGTCACCGTTGACCGCGGTATCCTGCTCCCTGGGTTGGACGATTACCCGGAGTCCGGAGCTTTCACCATCGCCGACAACACCGGCACGAAGTTCTCCCTGCTTCAGTCGCAATCGCTCACCGCTGGAACGCATTCGTTGACGTTCAGAGCGGTGAACCTCGGCGCTGTGCTCGCTTCCGCACACGCGTTGACCTTCATCGTGACGCCTACGCTTGGCGTTACCGCTGTGGACAACGCGGCTGCGGCTACCGACATCGGGGTTGACGAGGAGACCGACTATGCTTTCCGCCAGCGGAGAATGCGGGCTTTGGCTGTCCCGGCACGCGGCTCTTTCGAGTCGATGCTGTCAGC